GGTATCGCTGTTATTGCGGCTGCTGCAGTTGCAATGTACAGCTTTGCCAACAGCATGAACACGGCAACGTCAAGCATGCAGAACTTCAACTCCACAGCCAGCCAAACCTCAACGGCTACACGGGGCATCGTGCGATCTGGTGACATGGCGATCTATCGCCAAGGAGTCGAGGACACATGAGCGAACCAGCAGCGCCATCCATCACTCTCTACTCCGGGGCAATGGGCGGTCCAATCAATCAAGCCGACATTCAGGAGCTAGCCGTGCACTTAGGCGGAACCGAGGAAGTCAGCAGCTTCGTATATCGCCTCCAAAACTGGAACGGCAAATACAGCCCAAACGGCTCCCCAATCGCCCTTGGCGAAGACGGCTACATTATGATGGGTCGGGGCGCAAATTGTCCTCAGCTCATCACAACACGAAATGAGAATATGAAGTTCCAGTCAAACGCTACCGAGCATTATGTTACTGTCTCTGGTCGTGACTGGGGAGAGCGGTTATTCCGCGAATACGTCACCGAAGGCTACGCCCTCATGAAAGGCGAGGACATCGTCAAGCATCTTCTCGATTATCATTCGGGTCTGCCTCATGTGAGAAGCGCAATTGAGCTGGTTGAAAACACCGACACAACCTTCACCCGCCTGGACTATGAGAATAAGCAGGCTTGGGAAATCCTTAAGCAAATCGCTCAGGACAGTGACAAAGCAGGCACTATTGGATACGATTTTAGGGTTGCCCCGGATGGCCGCTTTGAGTTTTTCCATAGAGGCGCCAAAACAAGCTCCGTCAGCCTCAGTGAACGGATTGAAGAGGCAGAAACCGAATCAGATATTTTGTCAGTTAGAAACAAAGTTACCATTTATGGAGCTGCTACTAAAAGCACACCCATAGACGTTGATGAAACGGTCGAAAGCCTCAACCCAGCAAGTGGTTACTGGACAGGATACGGCGGTACTCTATCGTTAGATGCCACTCGGCGGTATGGTTCCGCCACCTCAAGCGTAAAGAATACCACGGGCGCCGCTTACAATGCCGTGAGTGTCTTCTATTTCACCGTAACCGTAAACGGCAACATGTACCCCAAACTGTTCTTGGCCTTATTGCGAGACGACCTTGTAAAGTCCGATGGCTTCTTGGTAATCCTGCATGACTCTTCATCACGGGTCTGTGGACGCAACCTCTCAACCGTCAACAGCATATCTGCAAGTAGCGATTGGTCAACTTTCCAGCTAGATGTCGGCGTCGACCATGCAACAGATTGGGCTGCTCCAAGTGACTTTGATTGGGAGAACATCCGAACCGTAACCATCACGGCTTATCTGGTTACTCCTGGTGTCAGCGGTCAAGTGTGGCATGGCCAACTCTACCTCACCGGCGCAAGATACAGTAACGTGCAAACCGACGCAGCAAGCATCGCCAGTTATGGAGAGCGCCAATACGTGGACATCGTCGAAGACCTCTACAGCGACAACGAATGCATGCTTAGAGCCAAATCGATACTGGCCTACAAGAAACAGGCCAAAACTTCGCTGGTCGTAAAAAGCACGCTAATCGATTATGGTACCTCGCCCATTTTGCCCGGTGATATGATTCCGGTGACGTTGCCAAACGAAAGTATCTCCTCTGTGAGTTTCCTTGTCAAAAGCGTGGACTATCACTTGTTGGCAGACAACAACACTCTCGACGTTACTCTCAATCTTGGTTATCAGAAACAGATGATGGCGGACTGGATTTATGCCTTGAGAGCCAGAACCGACGCCCTAAACAACTACAAGGCAAGACGGTGACCCAAAAATGAGTAAGCAAATCCTAAAACTCTTTGAAAACATCAAACCCGGCGACTTAATCGCCGTTGACTGGTGCGATGCATCGGTAGGTAAAAGCAGCGGCTCAGGCATGACCATCGACGTCCCAGTGAAAAGCTGGGGCATATTCGTCGGGCTAATTGGCGACAAAATCAAGCATATTGTGATTGCACAGAACAGTTTCCGTTACGCCGATGGCCTATTTGATTTAGACTACACCGCCATCCCCATCGGCTGGGCATTAGGCGTGACCGTTTTGGTTAAAGAGCATATTCCAACCGATTCGGCTAGCAGACTTGTTAACAGTTTCATGATGGGCGGGCACCGCTCCATGAATCGCCCAAGAACTTTTCGAAGAGCACTTGCGCAGCGGAGGTTGAGTATCGATGGCAGACCCTATTAAACGCGCCTTGACCCGTAGGCGCTTTGAGCGGGGGCGTTTCATCGTTGAGGAACCTACTGCTAAGCTGGTGTTGGGCGTCAAATTCGCCATGGGCATGACGGCGTTTATGTCGGCTCTTGAGCTTGCGCACTTGTTTATCTTGCATAGTTGGAACGCTGAAATCTTCGCTTCCATCACCGGACTAAGCGGCACTGTCATTGGTTTGTTTGTGGGGCAGAAAACATGACGAAGGGTAAACCTTGGCCTGCAGATGACGAAAACAAACTTAGAGACTGGTACCAATCGGGGACAACCGATCTTAGAGTCTTAGTGTTCAGTTTCGATGGCCGCTATACTGAAGAAGCCATACGGCAAAAGCTCCTAAAGTTTGGGTTACTGAAAGAACAACAACAGCCGAAAAATTCCAATTGTTGTTGTTCTACCGAACTGACGCTTCCCCAAGACTTGCCCAGCATCGAGGAGACGCTAAAGATTCTTGCAGCCGCACTTGAGGCGCTAAAGACGCCGGGGCTGGATAAGGCTGAGGTTTTGCGTTTACGTGGCATAATCGCGGGGGTTAAGGTGTACCAGGAGCGGTTTGCCGAGTATGTTCACTATCGAGAAATGGAAGAGGAATTAATGGAGGCTAGAAAAAAGTATGCGGAACTTCTCAAAAAGTCCCAGAGCAATGCATAAAGACCGCCTCCTTGAGGAACGGGCAGGCCTACGCTCAGATATGGCTGCTGCTGAAGAGCTAGGCGAACGCAAGGTCGAAAGCCTAAGGAGCGACGTTAAGAGCTTCTTTGAACAAGTCTTCGGGTTTACGCCTTACCGCTATCAACTGGAACTTGCAGAGATGTTTGAGAAGAACCAGTTTACGGCTGTGCGTTGGGCACGCCAGACTGGAAAGAGCTTTTCCGTTTCAGCGTTGCTTCTCAAGTATGCTTGGGAGCATCCTGACAGTTACATAGCTATTGTTGGTCCAAGCTGGCGCCAAACCAAACTCAACATAAGACGCATGGGCGGTTTCTGCCGAAAGCTTCCGCAGCAGCCAGGCCTACATGTCCAAAAAACAAGGATTACGTTGCCAAACGGCAGCATGATTGAAGCCTTCCCAAACAACCCCGATACAATCAGAGGCCCAACGTTCAAAGTTATCTGGATCGAAGAAGCCAATTTCGTTCCTAACGACGAAGAGCTCTATGATGCTATCCTGTTTACGCTTGGAACAACCAACGGCAAACTAATCGCAACGTCAACGCCTTGGAATACTGATTCGCTGTTTTGGAAAATGTGCAACCACAAAGACTATTCAGATTTTGCGCGGTCACATGTTCGCTGGAGTGATGCCCTTGAACCCAATGGTCCGCTTAAGCCCGCTATTGTTGAGAAGATTAAGCGTCAATTCGGGGATGATCCGCAGCGTTGGCGTCGAGAAATGGAAGCCGAATGGGCTGAAGACGAAGACGTCTGGCTAGCCCAAAGTTTAATCGTTGCCTGTGTGGGTACGGTGAAGAATTGCGGCGAAGACCTCCAAGAGTTCAACCCTGAAGCTAGCTGCGAAGGCGACTTCTTTGCCGGACTCGACTTAGCACAAACCCGAGATTACTGCGTGCTCTCCGTAGTTGAGCGCTTAAACGATAAGCTGTTCCTACGGCACCTAAAGATTTTCCAGCAGCCCACACTCTACGCTCAAGTTATGGGCTACCTCAAGGCACTGCAGGACCGTTGGGGCGGCTTCCAAAAAATCAGGGTTGACTTCACACGGGAAGGCCCCAGCATTATTGCCGATATGCAGACTGCAGGTATTGAGAACGCTGAAGGCGTAAACTTTAGCGTGCCTAGAAAGAGCGAGATGGCAAGCCTGCTAAAGCAGCGCATGATGAACAAACAAGTCTATTATCCACTGCTTCACTGGGAGAGACCCTACAGAGGCGATCTCTGCACCGAGTTAAATGTGGAACGCTATGATCTGCGCAAGGACGGCGCCATCGGTTACTCGCATCCAAACGGTACTCACGACGATGTATTTTGGAGTATCGCGCTAGCCGTGTTCGCAACCGTGCAGATGGAACCTGAACCATTCCTGACGGTTATTCCAAGGTGACCAAGAAATGAGGCGACAAAGAGACTTTCGTATAAGGCAATTCCGACGAATCTACGACCGGACGGAAGGCAAGTTCACGTTCAACATCAGCTACGAAACCCACACCAAGCCGACGCCTCGAAGTTTGGTTGTTGCTGAAGCCTTCGGGCTAGGCATCGACGATACACAGCGCTTCAAGGTTCTGGATGCTGAGCTAAAAATTGGGTCTGAAGACATCGTCTATATTACTGGCGATAGCGGTAGCGGCAAAAGCGTATTGCTACGGGCAATTAAGGCGGACTTAGGTGAGGAAGCCATCGACCTGTCAGATGTTGCAGTGGATGCCGAGAAGCCATTGATCGAGACCGTCGGAGCCACAGTGGAGGAAGGCTTAGAACTGCTAAGCAAAGTAGGCTTAAACGATGCTTTCCTTTTCTTGCGCACATACAGCCAACTCAGCGACGGACAACGGTATCGCTACCGAATCGCCAAACTAATCGAAAGCGGCAAACAATGGTGGCTCATGGACGAATTCGCCGCATGCTTAGACCGAGACACAGCAAAAATAATCGCCTACAACCTGCAGAAAATCGCACGACAACAAGGCAAAGCAGTCATAGCAGCAACAACACACAGCGACCTATCTGAAGACCTGAAACCTAGCGTTTTGGTGCGGAAACGGTTTGGGGAAGAAATTAAAATCGACTACTGCGCAAATACTCCGGCAGCCGAATGCAGCCTAATCAGAGAAATGCGCGTCGAAGAGGGAAGCAGGGAGGACTGGCAAAAACTCAGCAGCTTCCACTATCGCGGGCATAAGGTAGCTGTTCCACGAAAAATCTTCCGCCTAAAAAGAGGCGATGAACTCTGCGGCGTTATCGTCTACAGTTACCCGCCGCCCGCCTGCTATGGAAGACGAATGGTACTGCCAAGAATGACTATTCAAGAAATGAACAAGCAACTCAGCATAATCAACCGAGTAGTTATACACCCAAAATACCGCACAGTAGGTTTAGGCGCAAAACTCATCCGTGAGACGATGCCGCTGGTCGGTACCCAATATGTCGAGTTGATAGCGGTTATGGCGAAGTATAGCCCATTTGCTGAGAAGGCAGGCATGCAAAAAATAGCCCAGCAGCAAACGGTAGAAGGTATTTCCAGCGTTTCTAAAGCGCTATCCGAATTAGGGTTTGATTCGCAGCTCTTAGCCAGCGAACGGTATGTCCTGACAAAGCTTGAAAGCTTGAAACCAGAGGTGATCGATAAACTCAAAGAAGCCTTCATTAAAAACAGTCATACTCGCTTTAGAAGGGAATTTGCGGCTAGTCGCCATCAGCCCTTTGGAAAAGTCGCCGATTATATTAACTCCGTGCACAGAGCCGAATTACCTGAATTGGGTAAGCTCATAAAACTAGTAGGAATGCTTTCACAAACAAAAGTCTACCTTTTCTGGCATCAATAA